CGTCAACCTAGCTAGAATAGAATCCATAGAAGAGATGAAAGATGTGGTAAACTTAGCATCTAAGTTCCTGGTCTGCGGCTTGATCCGCGCTCACCTACCCTACAAGAAGGTGGAGAAGGTAAGACAGCAGAACTCAAGGATTGGTTTGGGGCTGATGGGTTTGCATGAGTGGTTACTCAAGCGGGACTATCGGTACGAGATAAACGATGAACTCAAGAAATGGTTATCAGTCTATGAAAAAGAATCTGAGCGTAGCGCAAACGAACACTGTGATAGATTGTTTCTCAACCGCCCTAGAGGATATAGAGCAGTTGCTCCGACAGGAACCATCTCCATTCTCGCAGGTACAACCTCTGGAGTGGAGCCTGTGCACTCCGTTGCATACCGTAGAAGGTACCTTACGGATGGAACGAGATGGAAGCACCAGTTTGTGGTTGACGGCACTGCCGAGCAGCTCATAGCAGAAGGTGTGAAACCCGACTCCATAGAGTCTGCTGTGGATCTGGCTGCTGACCCGGAGAGAAGGATCAAATTTCAGTATGACCTACAGAAGCATGTGGATCAGGCAATAAGTTCCACGTTAAACCTTCCCACATGGGAGGGTGCTGTCAGCGAAGACAGAGTGGCAGACTTCGCTAAGATTGTAAGGAAGTATGCCAGTGGACTAAGGGGTCTAACCTGTTACCCGGATGGTGCCAGGGGTGGACAACCAATAACACCTGTTCCTTATGAAGAGGCTCACTCAGAGAAGGGAGTGATCTTTGAAGACAACAGTGAGGAGCAATGCCTATCAGGAGTTTGTTCCCTATGATAAAGTATAAGATTCTTAAATGGTTGGGGAAAAAACCTATCTGGTTGGATGAGGCAGAAGAATGGTATGAGGTAGCCCCAGGAATGGGTGTCTATATGAGTGACGGGATATACGAAAACACATATGATTATTTTGTAAGGCTAGGATTCACCCCAATGTGGAGAAGACAATGATTGACGTTACGATAGATGATGATGCGCTGTCTATGCTGAAGCAGACCATAGATGATCGAATGGAGTACAAGAACAAGCACAACATCAAGAGTATGCGGATCTCCAAGAAGGAGACTGACAAGCAGGTGTGGCTTAGAGGGTTGCGTGGTGAGTACGCACTGTCTAAGCTGCTGGGGATCTCCAACAAGGGATCTCTCCGACACTCAAAGGGTGGTGACCGTGGATTTGACTTCGCTGTAAACGGAACCACCATCGAGCTGAAGACAACTAAAGGGTGGAACCTGATTGTCCAGAAAGATTACAGGAGACTGAAGGGTGATGTGATTGTCGATGCTCAGGACATCGCACCTGACACCATCCGCTTTAGGGGTTGGGCTACTAAGGATGAATTCTATGACAGATGTCACCAGGCAGACTTAAAGTACAAGGATGCCAATGGCTCTACCACCAGAGATGTGATGAACCCCGAAGACCTGAACCCAATGGAAACATTAGAGGAACATTTACATGCTAGAAAAGACACCGAGATGGGAGAACCGGAAGTACCTTGATTGGGTGGCGACACTCCCTTGTGCTCACTGCCAATCAGAGGATGAGACTATCGTTGCCCACCATCTTAAACATCGCTATGCACCGTGGTCTGGTGGCATATCGTACAAAGCATCCGACTGGTTGACGATGCCTTTGTGTTACTCGTGCCATGAGAAGGCACACACCGGAGAGAAGTCAGTCGTAGACTGGCAAGCACAACTTATCTTTAAGACTTTAGACAAGGCTTTCAGGGATGGTATAATAAATGGATGATCAGAAGATGGAAGATTCAAAGCTGTTCCTTGCAGAAACTGATGAAGAGTTTGCCAGGAAGTCAGCCTATGTTAAGATGGCTCCGTTCTATACGAAGATCATCAAGGCTAAATACTTTCTGGAAGCGCACGGTACAGTGGCAGAAAGGGAGTCCAAAGCGTATGACTCAAAAGAGTTCCGTGAGTACATACGAAAGCTGGATGAAGCAACCGTAGAGGCAGATGTGCTCGAAGCAAAGAGAGAGTCAGCCAAGCGGGAAGTAGATATTTGGAGAACACTTAGTGCAAACCGTAGAAACGGATAGGAGATACAATGGCACAATATGAGCAGAAGGATAATGATGGAGCAGCCTTCCCGGTTGAATCTAAAACGGAAGACTGGCATGATGATTACTCAGGTAAAATCATGGTAGAAGGGAGCATGTACTGGCTTGGTGTGAGGGATATGAAGTCCAAGGCTGGAAAACCCTACCTCAAGCTGAAGGTAAGACCCGTGAACAGCGGTTCTAGTCAGTCCCAAGGGGGCGACCTACCATTCTAGTAAAACCCCGTGACGGTCAATACAGGAGGTCTGATGACTGAATACACCATACGCTATCACACTGGTGATAAGGTGCTCTTGGAGTACGATCACGCTGCCCACAGCTATGTGGTGGATGAGATGAAGATCCCCAATGTCACCACCCTCATAGATGGGGTGTTTCCAAAGTACCTCACAGAGTGGGCTGCTAAATGCGGTGCTGATTACTGGAGGGAGCACTACGCAGAGCATGAGGCACTTGTTGTAAACACAAGTGATATGTACCAGCACATCATCCGTGCCCACAAGGATGTTAGCGGTGCTGCCAGGGATATAGGGCATGAGACTCACTACTGGATTGAGGAGTACATCAACAGCTCCATCAAGAATCCCAACGAGGTTGACTGGAAGCTGGGTGCGCTCAGTGACAAAGCAAAGAACGCAGTCCAAGCTTTCTTAAAGTGGGAAGCCTCCCATGACATTGTGTGGTTGGGCAGTGAGAAGAAAGTCTACTCAAAGGAGTATGACTATGCTGGAACCATTGATGCGATAGCCATGATCAATGACAAGTATTGCATTGTGGATTTCAAGACAAGTGCAAAGATCTATAAGGAAGCTTATGTTCAGTTGTCAGCCTATGCTCAAGCTGTCGAAGAGATACATGGCAGATCAGTAGATCTTGCAGTTGTGTTGAGGTTGGACAAGGAAGAAGACAAGTATCAAGAGGCTGCGTTCATTCCCTCTGATTACTTCCATGTCTTTCTGATGGCTATGCAAATGAAAAAGTTTCAATCAACAAGAATAAAAAAGGAGAAGCTATGAAGGAAGAGAGTTTACTGTGGATGATGCACCACCACCTAGACTCTGCGATAACACTGATGAACATGATCATACAACAGGAGCTTCTGGATTTGGATATTGTAGAATCCTACATAGATGAGATTGCCAAAGGAACCGACACCGTATGGGAGGAACAGGTGTGGAGAAAATACTCAGAGGCTCTTTACTACAACGAAGAGAACACCGGAAATGTCATTAAGTTTAGACCAGAATCAAGGGGCCCAGATTCCTAGACTGATTTAATTTCCTCAACACAGCCAATGGGAAAGGCTGTAATAGAAAAGGGAGTACCCTGTGGATCGTCAGCAGACTGAACCACGCGGGTACTCCCTATTTTTATTTCCCTCTCATCTCTGGATATGAACCACCCCACACTCTGCATGGTGGGGATAGTTACATCTCCCGCTGGTGTCCAGTCAGCAGTTTGTAGGATGTCTACCCAGGTTACAACAACTAGCTCTTTTTCTTTTTCCTGTTCGTTGTCAGCGGTCCCGGTATGATCCACCCGATCACCATTGGAAGTAACAGAACTAAGCCTAATAGCCATCCACCCATTCCAACGAGCTTGCCCAACAGGGTGAAGAAGTTATCCGGTGCTTTGTTGACAACGGTATCTGCGGTGACTGAAATTGGATCACCGGGCTTTTCCGCAGTCAAGGCAGAGGCAGTCGCAGCCATCGCTCCCCCTGCTATTGTCGGTACAATCACACCCCCCGGTAAGACACTCGTTACACCAACAATTGCGGAGGTCGCTGCCCCCGTCATCAGGCTGCTTTTTAGACTGCTGCATCCTACGATACCTAGCAAGCAAGCCAGAATCAGGCAAGAACGTACATAACGATCATAAGAATTATTACTGCCCATAATGGCTTCTCCTCTACGTGCTTCCAGATGGTCTTAATTATATTCATATTGTCTCCGTTAGTCTAATTGAAAGCTTGATCCGCACCCGCAGGAATGTGACCCTGAAGGTGGTGTGAATTTGAATGATGGCTTGAAGGGGTCATCACTCCAGTCCATTTCCGCATCCCCCAATAAGTCAAGAGAGACAGGATCAGAGAAGATTGAATCGGATAGCATCTGTGCATCCGAAGGAACCTCTGAAGTTCCCTTTAGTTTTATCTGATAACCAGAGCAGCCTCCACCCTCCAAGCATACCTCAAGATAGCCCTCTCCTTTGAGGACTTGATCTACCTTGCTCTGCGCTGCTTCTGTTATTATCATTTAAGTAAGTTGTCAAAGTCTTTTTCATTTTCTATGTATAATGCGGAACCGTGCCTTCTCTTTACATTGAAGGAGATCCTTTCTCCGGTTGACTTGTAGAATCCTGGACCCCTCCATTCACGTAGTGCCACATCAACCTCTGGTGTGAACTTTGGATTCTCATCCACGATTCTTCTGCCTCCTATCCACATCAGTCAAGTATCTTACGCACCACTTCTCTTCCCTCCCAATTGTCTTCGACTTCTACCTCGTGCTTCTCGCAAGCGTAACGGGTATTGGTGTCAGCATTATCTTTCCATCCGTTCCGACTTAGCGTTCTTTTCATGGCGAGGCATCCCGGCACCCCCATCTCTACCCACTCTCCTTTCTCGTTCTCATGGTGACCCATGAACTCAATGAGATTACCATTAAGGAATAGCATAAGAACAAACATTATTTTAATAGTCATCGTGCGCTTCCATTGTGTGCCTTTAGCTCTGCTACATTATCCTTGAGTATCTCCACCTTCCCCTCAAGCGTTTCTATTCTTTGCCTGTAGAAGTCTAGGGTGAGTGCTTGTTGTTGGTCAAAGGGGGCTTTGCCTGTTTCAATGTTGTGGAGAAGTTTGTCGAACTCCCCCGATAAGTGTTCAATTAACATGAACTGTTCACTGTCTGCGGGCAGACTCCCGAGGTTACCCCGAGGCCACTCTCTCGAAAAAATTGTGTTCTCTGATACATCTGACTGCATGAGAATGTAATTTGTCTCAATGGTATTCAGTCTTTCAATGATACCGAAGTAAGCCCAGACCCCAACCCCAACAGATGCAATCAGTGAGATCAGATTGCGAACAGGCATAGCGAATTTAGTCTTATCGCTTACATCAATCGCATCGCTCATCGTTCGCTCAGTACCGTATTAAGGTGTTTGATTTTATCTGATACTGTACCTGTTAAAATGAATGGAAGCAGTCCATGCAGAATCGCACAGCCAGAGAGCAGTAGTAGTATGGATGAGAGCTTAACGGTAAACAGCAAGTGCTTACCGTAAGACTCATTAACTATTTTAAGGTGCTGCACTTCTGCCGAATGATAGAATAACAGCAACAGAAGCAGTTGCATCTCCCCGACTCCAGTCACTACCAAAGTCAACACCCACGGATGGAGTGATATGTATACCGGCAGCAACAGGTATAGCGTATCCAGCATCCAGCTCAAGACCGTCATAAGAGAAGTCATCTATATCCCATTTGGATAGTGCGGATGCTTGAGCACCCCACAAATCCATTGAAGTTCCTACAGTTCCGGTGATATTTGAGGCTGTCAGGTTCCAATCTGCAGCGGTTGCAAGGTCAAACCCCCCAACCGTGAGCGTGGTACCTCCACCTACAACATGATCACCACTAGACATCCAATTGTAGTGAACACCACCATCAAAAATACCAATTCCCGCTCCATAGCCCACTCCCACTTTCTTAGAGTCAGATCTGCTTAGTTCAACACCGTACGCGCTGACTGCCATATCATTGTCATTCTGGTTAAAGGTGAATGTGTAACCATCCCCTGCCAGACCAAGCCTTAGACTACCACTGTCAGCTATGCCAAGGTGAACACCATCATTATTGAACGCAGATACATCCACACCTATCCTATCAAAGTCTGCTGCGAACAGACTCATTGGTAACATCATCAACGCAAATACAAGTTTCTTCATTCAGTCCTCTCAAGTATCATCTCATCAATTTTAGATTCCAGTCTCTCAAGGTGATCCATTATCTGACCAAATTGATTGTCTGTCCTCTGCTGTATCCGCTCCAGCCTTTCCTCTACCGTGTCACCCTTGTACTGAAGGATAGCTATAGCCTCCCTTAGATCATAGATAAAGGTGAACCCTGCTATCACTATGCCTACAGTAGCAACTATATGACCGAACGATAAGCTCTTGCTGAATTGGAATCCGTTTGTCATAATAAAATCTTATCCTCACCTGGGGACATCAGCTCCCACTGTGTTCCGCCTGTAATAGCGCAGACTATCACCCCCTCTTCATGCTGGTGGAAGCTTAGAAATGTCCAAGAGGGTTTGGTGGGGTTATACATAATTGCTCCGAATGAAGTATCACTGACCCACCCCTTACCAACAGGGTACTCACCTAGAAAATCCTCATGGTATGCAATTGCTTCCTCAATGTTATCCCAGCACACAGCTTTAATGGGGAATTCTGTGGGGAACATCCTTGCTGATCCCGCTAAGGGAATCAGTAACAACAACACTAATAGTTTCTTCATCTTCGAATCATAAACGGATCAGTCACTTCCTGCCGTTGTACCTCATCTATCAGTTTCATCAATTGTCTTGCTCTCCTGTTTTCCTGGTTTTGTAATGCGCGTTTAAGTTTTGTCTGGAGAGATCTGAGATCAGTGTCCATATTCTTATTCAGAAAGTAACGCTGCTTGTTGAGGTTGATGTCATACATCCGCTGCCCAGAGAAAAACCTCACCCACCGAGCTGACTCTGCTATGTCTTCCGGGTTACTCTCTCGGTACGCACCCCAGCCACCCCATGCTGGTGTGACTTGCTGCTGTCCGGTGACCGGATCAATGATCTGCTCCCCAAATACCCCAGCAGGATTGAGTCTGTTGATCTCTGTAAGGGGAACCAGGAGTTGTGCCAGCTTCCATAGTCTTGCTGGCAATGCTACCCCAAGTAAGTCTTTGCTCTGACCCTCAAACTCTGTGATAGGTTTTCTTCTGAAGGTATCATAACCAGAGAACTGCTCAAATATCTCTTTGGGTATAGGTGAAACCATCTCAGTCAACAGGTGCTGTGGTTTAGTATACCTGACCAACTCTGACATAGGTACGTTGTTCAGGAGCGTGAAGGCTCTCACGACTCCTTGACTTTCCTTGCCTACAAATACTGGAACCCTGTCACCCCAGAACGCACCATAGTCTGACTCATCCAGATCACCTGTCTCATACTGGAACTGTTCTTTAGCTAGGTTTAGTTTCTGCGCTCGTTGGGGATTCAGAACCAGATGCTTCAGTTGGAGTGGTGTGTTTTTTCTAGTCCACGTATAGAACGGAACCGCTCTCTTGAACCAGAACCTCTCAGCCTTTGAAAGATCCTTGTAATCAAACAGAGCTTCCTTTACCGTGTTGGAAGCGATGTCGAACTTAGCATCCTCTTTGGTCATCAATCTCCTGACTTGCTCGAACCTTCCACCTGGAAGTTCCTTCATGTCTGAAGTCCAGAACACGTTGTCACCATCACCAAACTCTGAGAGCTTTATCCTTTTTCCATCGGGAGCAATCCACTCCATGTCATCACCCAGCTTCATCTTCCTGAGTGTGTCAAGGAAGACTGCCATACGAGCATTACCCTCAATGGTACCCCCAACAAAAAACCCACCTTTAATAAGGGGGTTCTCGGTACCTAATGCTTTCTGTAATGACTGCCACTTACCCCGCGCACCCTTGGCTACTTCTACTACCTTCTCTTGGTTAGCCAATACATCTGCGCGGTAGTGCCCAGCGTTGATTCCTCTGTTCAACGCTTCATCAGAGATCTTCTCCATCGAGAATCCAGTGTCTGAGAAGTCAGGTGCAATCCATTCTGCATCCTTGATCTTTGGCATACCCTCAACACCCGCTCTCAGGTTCTTGTTCTGTGCCAGTAATCTATCTACATTCCTCTGACGCATCATGTCACTGCCACCAAACCTGGAGTAGTATTGAAGTTTGGCAGAGTTGGTGAACATCTCAATAGCTTTAGGAATGTTCGCACCTAACCCTGTTACGGTATAAGCGTTCATTACATTCCCTATTGCGTTTCTGCTGTGGAATCCTGGTCTTACTGCCAGAGTCCAAGACTTCCACGGTTCCTGTATCCCATCGTAAAAGGATAGGAACTTTCTGAGTGCATCTGAGTCTATGGTCTGACCAGAGACAAGTTCAAGTTGGTCACTGATCTGCTTGGCTACATGTCTGGGAGCTTTGAAAGACATCTCATCTCCACCCAAAGTCTTCCAAGCTTCCTCTCTTAATCGCGCAGCTTCTCTGGGGTTTAATCCTGAAGCTATCGCATCATCATACGCAGCATTACCACTCGCTAGAGCATCTGCCTCATTGACGTACCTGTCTTTGATTCCTCTGGGTGTTACCCATCCCCGCATATCCTCTGTGACTTCTTTCCATACGGGAGTACCAGCATCATCAATAGTGCGGTATTCAAGGAAGATGTTTTTAGGATCTTCTTTGTTTCTTCGGACCCAGTTGCCCACATTCACCATTGGCTTGATATTGCCACCTGCTTCTAAACCTATGTTGTCACCGAAGTCTGTAACGCGGTTGATGAAGTTGTGCCTTTGCTGCGCTACTGCACTCTCCAATCCACGTAGAGGAATGGCTATACCAGGATCAGTATGAAAGAACTTTGGTTCGGGTCCACCACCCAGCCCCTCAAGTCTTCCCATAAGCTCTGCGTTCTTCTCATCTACTGTACCCTTTAGCGTTCTTCCACGCATAAAGGTTTCTCTAGTGATGAACTGTGAGGGATCTGCTGCACCGGGAGCACCTGCAGGAAAGAAGTCCTCAACTCCACCCTGCTTAACAGACTTCCTGGCAGCAGGAGTCATCCTGTCTGGGAAGTACCCTATGTCTTCATGCACCCTCTTGACCATCATACCCTGAGCAGCTTCCTGCTCCATGTAGTCATGGAGAGTGTTCTCAAAATCCTCTATCTTCTTGGATGCACCAGCACCCAGGAGATCATCAGTGCTCTTTAATAACTCAGGTGTGGGGTCAACCATACCCGGTCTTTCGATGAAGTTCCTGACTGCGGAGTGTATTACTTCAGGGGTCTTACCTGTGGTGGCAGCGATGTCTGCCATCCACTCGTTCAATTCCTTCTCATCAAGAGCGAGCTTCTTTCTGAAAGGATGGAGTAAGTCTTCTGACTCCTGTGCCACACCCTTGACTAACCTGCTCTTACCATAAGGAACATTGAAGGTTCTGGCTAGATCGTGTGCTTTGTCTGATTCTTTTATCTTCTGAAGGAACTTGGCAATCTTGCGTGGTGTGTGTGCTTTTGCTGCCCTGCCAGCACCCTTGGCTCCATAGTAGATACTCTTACCTAGAGCACCACCACCGAAGGTAAGTGGGTCAGTGAGTACGTCACCAGCAAACCCTACAACTCCTTTAAGAAATCCAGGCATGTTCTCAGGCAGGAAGTCTTGGGTTCTTATATCCTCTTCCCCCATCCAGCCTTTTCTCATCCCCTCTAAAAGCCCTTCCTCTGGAGTTAAGTCAACGCCACCCAGAGCTTTGTAGATGTCACTGCCAAGAGCAGACTCCTTCAGACCCACCACAGCAGCAGCCCTTGGTCTGCCAAGCAATGCTAGGTAATCAAGAAAGCCTTTGTCATCTTTTGGTGTGAGCTTACTCTTTCTATCCTGCGCTATTAGTTTGGTTTCTAATAGTTTTTTCTGCTCTGTGGGATCACGCTTCAGGAAAGAATCGGAGACATTGACTTTAAAGTTTTGCCCTCTGTAATCAAATTGAATTCTCGGCATATCTTATCCTAGTGTAATCTCACCAATCCCCTCTCCGGTTGGTTCGGTAGCTCCCAGACCACCACCCCTGACAGCAGCCAATGCTGCTGACTTCATAGCATCTTCATCTGCGTACTCTGGGGCACCCTCAAGAACCCCAGTAGACCAGTACATCATAAGGAGTTGAGCTGCAGCCTCTTCACCCTGCGAAGACAGAACATCTCTGAGGTTATTCAAAGCTCTCTCTGTCTCTGTCTTGCCCATGAGTTGAGCAACCTGTCCTGTAATTTCCATTGCTTCCTTCGGACCCATACCTACTTTGGTCAGTCTCTCGTAAGCTTCCTTGGGATTCTCTGGCATATTGCCCTTCACGAATACAGCATCGAACTGATTCGCATATCTCTCGTTCTTCTTGTATACCTCTGTAGCTTTGGCTACATCACTGGATCTTTCAAAGAACTTAGATGGATTGCCACCTGCAGCAGCGATCAGGAAACCGTACTTCAACATCTTCTTCATGTCACTCTTACCTTTCTCTGCATCAGTTCTAGCCTGTTCAGAGAGAGATAAGAAGTCTTCTGGGGGTGCCCATTCCTGGGGTGGTGCGATTGTGCCAGTTACTTCTGGCACCTCTTCACCAGCTAATCCACCATAGATACTCTTACCTGCACTGTAAGCGAGTGGAGCTGCAATACCACCAGCTATCAAAGGATGCTGAAAGGCTAATCCTTTTGGCATATCTTTGGTGACTGGAACCCTCATCTTTCCTGGTAAAAATCTCCCACCAGTACCCACTGTTACCGGTCTACCGTAGATAAGTTCTTTTGTTGTGGCTCCGGGGGCGGTTCTCTTCTGAACCATCTTAGTAACTGGTTCCTTACCAAACCCCTTCGCTCTCTGCTGCATCAGAGTCTTTTTCCACGGGGTTGGAGAGAACAACCTTCTTCCCAGATTAAACAATGATGGAGCGTATCTAGCTCCTGCTGCGATTACTGGTGCTACCATTAGTTATTCCCCCCGTAAATTCTATCCAAGAGAAATCTCCACTGCTCTTCATCCATCCCTACTGGTGGAGCGTTCCTTTCTTTTCTGATCATGGGTGCAGGGTTGGGTACGAACCTGCTTCCCCAAATGTTTCGTTGTGTCTGCTGTGGAATGGAGAATATGCTTGGCACTACCTGTGGATTTGGCTTTGTCATTGCATTGTGCATAACCCTGTAATTTTGTAGATCAGGACCGATAGGATTCCCATAACCATCTACGTTCTTCCCGCCTGTTGCTTGCACCTGCGCTATTGCTGCTTGTGCTTCTGGTGACATAGCACCCTGGGGAAACATATACCGGGGGATATCAAAGGGATTCCGCTGGTTTCGCGGTGGTGGCAACGGTCTGCCCGGACCCATCACAGGTTCTCGTGGGAGTGCACTAGCCTTTACATTAGACTGGTCTGGATCTTTCCATTTCTTTACTAGAGTTTGGGTTCCATCATTCTTTACAGTAAGGGTATTGTCTATCTCTGGTCTTTGCATCTGTCTAACCATGAGCCTCTGACCACCCGGTTTATCTTGGTAACCAGACCATGCCTGACTTGCGGGAACTGAGGGTCTTGCTTCAAACCTTTGTCGGTTTATGTTAGACCGCTCTTCCATCTTCTTGAGCCATGCCATCGCATCATTAAGATTGATTGTTGCCATTATACTATCCACCAAGGTTTCTGTTGTCTTTTGAATTGCCCCATCATAGAGGGTAAGCCACCGCTTCTGGCACCAAGCACAACCCCTGGTGCTTGACCGGGATCTCCACCTTGCATCTCTTCCATGAGTGACATCAGGAAAATTTGATTCCAAATGTCATCATCTTTATCTTCTTTTTCCTTTTTGGGAATGATCTTTTCTACTGCAGCTTGAGGGGTAATATCTATATCTTTGTTGTAAACTCCACCGGTAGAGGGAATTCCAGAATATGCAGCCTCTTCCTGGGTAAGACCCACAGGCATATCAACCCCTGCCTGTTCGGGTCTTGCTGCCATCTCTCCCTCTAACCCTGCGATGTACGCATCTGCCTCTGGATCTCCCGAATAACGCATGAAGTCAGCCCAGGATGGCTCTCTTCCCTGCATGACAGCCCACCTGTTGTAGAGTTCCTGTTTCTCCCTTAGTCTATCCATGTAGTCTCCAAACATAATCTATCCCCCTACAATCCCATTGCCTTTGCAGCCAGTGCAGCTATCATTGTCTCTGCACCACCAGTACCACCTGGACCTGTGGCTTGTGACAGACCACCATAATCACCCTGTACACTGGAAAGGTATTGACCCAGTGCCTGTTGTGGTAACTGAGATTGATACTCGTACCTTGCAACATCTCTATCAATAGCAGCCTGATCGAGAGCTTGCTGCTGTGCTCCAATCCCCTGCGCTGCACCGTACATTCCCATCGGAGCAGACATCAGGGATGGATACATTCCCATTCCAGCTCTGGCTCCTTCCATTCCCTGCATACCGTAACCCATGCCAAACTGTTGAGCACCTAATCCCATCTGTGCAGCAGGAAGTCTTAATGCTTCTGCTTGCTGTTGTGCCCCAAACATGGCTTTGGCTATGTTGTCTGATACTCTCTGGTTAGCGGATGAGAGTGCTTTTGCCTGGAGAAGATCTCCTCTCGTACCACCACCCGGTTGAAACCCTACCATCTTGGATCTTATTCCTGGTAGCATCTCCTCTTCCAACTGACCCATTGCTTCTCTTCGATAGACATCAGCCACATCACCAAACTGTGTGGTATCTACATCCCCAGCAAGTAACCCACCATACTGATCTTCACTGAACGGAGTCATGGCAGCATACCCTGCTTGGGTTTGTGGCTGACCCATGATGTTTCCTTGGGTCATTGCACTCTGAGCGTAAGGAAGAATACCAGATGGACCGAACATACCACCCGCTGCGGATGCTGTATATGCTTCAGGGATTGGACCCATAGCATAGTTGTAACCTCTCTCCATTGCAGCAGCTTGATCTGGATCAAATCCAGCCACACCGGGAGCCACTTGACCCGAAGGAAGACCCTGACCCATTGTTCCCGCAGCACCATAGAATTCAGGAGAGAATTGCCCACCCTGGAGCATCTTCAGCCCACGCTGCATACCCTCTTCTAAATAAGGTTCCTGCTTCTCCCAGGGTTGGGTAGTCGTTGTTGTTACTTGTGTTCCACCTGCCATAATTATTCTCCGTTAGAAACTAAAGACTCCAGAATAGTCTCCTGTTGGCACATAAGCCTGTCCTACTCTAATCTGCTGGTTACCGTCATAGAAGGAAGATGGGTCACCCGGAGCATATTGAAAATAAGGCATATCAGTCTCCTGAGTAAAGTATTGCCTATGTGGGGCTAATGCAGATCCAGCCTGATAGTATTCATCCTGATCGGTGTTTGGATAGTCACCATAGTAACTCCATACCGGATAAGCAAGTTCCATTCCTGAAGGAACTCCACCAGAGGCTGATAACGGTCCACCACCTGAACCAATACCCTCTGCAAAACCACCACCATAACCTATATACGGGCTTCTGCCTGGATCACTCCATACCCCCAAAGGTTCATATAAATTTCTATCCTCTTCCGAACCAAATTCATTCCAATGCCCAAGACCATAATCTGCCATACTCTGTGGTCTACCACCAACCATTGGTAATGCACCTGTTGATCCCTCTGGTCTTGCCAGCCTCCTATTGTACGTTTTCAAAAGATCTGGGTGAGCCTTAACGTAATTAGCAAAGACACTCTCTCCCTTCTGGGCTAATGGAGCTTGCCACTGTACATTCGGTGGAGTGTAATCCAATAGACTATCCCCATAGGTAAAGTCTTCTGCGCTTAATCCTGTTGGCAATATCCCTAGATGTTCATTAGCCATTATTGCATCCTCTGTTTCAAATCTTTAGTGATGACTGAATAAGAGTGTTTCCAGTCTTTTAGTCTTCGTGCCATTCCCTTTCGTGTCCACGCTTCTAAAGCGGAACACCCATTGTTGATGGCAAACCCTTCCACCATAGGAAGGAAGTCATACCAGTTGTCCATTCCATGACCATCTTTGGAAGCAAGGGTAATGACTCTTAGTATTCTTTTTCTGGGGTAGGTGATGATTTCGGTTATCATGGCTGCGATGACTTCATCGTTATTCATCGCCACCCACAGGTTCATCTGCCCTGTGTCAAGGTGAACCACCAGATCCCCTGGCTCAAGCTCACCCTCTGCGTAACGCAGGGATACTCTAATCAAAGGAAGAACATCATCCCATATATAGGTGATGTCATCTGACTCAATCAGGTGAACATTGACCCCTTTAGGAGTCTTACTCTCTCCTTTTATGTCAAGATCAGTCAACATCATCCTAGTAACACCCAGCTTCCCGGTGAACCTTTCTTGAAGAAATAAATCCCCTCCCCAGATCCAGGGTTCCAGTCAGTCCCATCCGCATAGCGAACATCACCTTCCCTTGGTCTTGATGGCTCAACGTGTATTCTCTCCAGTCTAAATGTAGCTTGGTTGAATAATGTATCACCGAGTCTTTTTAGCTCAGTAACAACGTACATTCCCAAGTCTTCTACTTCTTCTGGGAGTGGTCCTGGCTCATAAAGTGTTACGCTTTTTACAACTCGATCTGAATAGGTAGCCATCAGCTTGACATCCTAGATCCTCTGCTCCCTGCATCCTCAACCTCTATTGAATACCCATCCAGTTCCCAATCCATATCTCCAGTAGATTCAAACTTCACTGCATAGAACTTTCCTGTAGCTCTAACTGATACTTTAGATTGAGTGTCAGGAGTGAATTGAACTGGAGTTTTCCATGAGATACCCTCTTCCGTTGTCATCTGAGAACCGACATAGATGTTCACTAAATTCGTACTGCTGACTGTCATCTTCGGATAGATGGCTTTTATCCTCTTGACAGAGCTATGATCTGGAACTCCCTGTTCATTCATAGACAATCCACTTCTCTCCACAAAGGAGGTCATGTCTGTCGTATCTTCCTTGTTTCCTGATCCATTACGATACAACTTGGTATTAGTTGGAGAGGCAAACAAGAGAACCTTGTCGGTTGAGTCAAAGCTCGTTGTCCAGGGTCCAAAAATAGTATTCCACTGGTTGGTAGAATCTTCCCAAGCTGATGATCTGGTTGGATCTCTAATCACACCATACCCCATGTGTGCCAAATCTGGAAGATTCCTTATAACAAAAGTATTAGTGACATAATTCCATACCACAGCTTGATCACACTGGTTTCCTATACTTCCATCTGATACATAGCAAAACAGAATCTCGTTTCTTCCATAGTCTGCAGCCACAAAACTCTTGGATACCTGATCACCATCAATCTGGGTAAATACATACTCTTTCAACTTTTGGGGAAGGATTGGTTTTAACCTCTGACCATCATTGATGTAAAAGTTTCCTTTCCCAAAGATTGCATGTCCACCATCAAACTCTGCTACGCAGTTCTTTGCTATTGCTCCAATAGTTGGAGAGAGTTGTCGGAAGGAGAAAATAAACGGAACCCCTACGAACTGCATCGAATAGGTTGCATCTTCCTTGTAAATCATAAACGCATCCCTTAACTGAAGTCCATCAAGGATGTCACCTTTTGTGTCAGCTAATTCATACTCCCCCGCATCCACCGTACTGTCAGTTTCATTCCATGAGGTGGGTGTCGTTTGTATGGATGCTTCTGTAGACCACTTCACCAATCGGGGGAAATTAACCCCACCTTTCTGAACATACAAACCAACCAGGAACGTGCGGAAAGCTCTCATAGATCTACAGTACACATTAACAAACACAGGAGCATCATCTAAATGCGTGGCTCCAGTCGTACCATTCTGTGCTCTGGAGATTCCCGTGAAGGTTGTGGAAGTGACCCCCGTATATGAGATGTCTTCTGAGTCTATTGTAAAGGTTCCAGTGATTGGAAACGTGGCAGTGCTGTCTACTGTTATAGCAGTTGTTGCAGAAGTGCTGGTTATCGCTCCATCCAATATTGTTAAGCTGGGCCAGTTATTAAGATCCTGCATCTTGGTTGTGGAGAGCGGAATACCATTTGTCAAAGCCCAATACTGAGGATCATCAAACCCATTGGTCATTACCAGAACACCCCCGATAATCGTGGAAGTCCAGTTCTCTGCTGCTGTTGCTGAGTAGTCTCCACCAGAGGCTCTAGTTACGTCATACCATACATTCGCTCGTGAAACAGTAACATCATCAGAGTGAGCTGCAGCACTTGTGGAATTTGCCCCTCTCGTACAAGTGGTAAACGTGGTAGCAGTCTTAGCTGTGTATGTAATCTGCTCATCACCGATAAGTATAGTACCAACATCTTCAAAGTCTGCAGTGCTGTCAACTGTAACAGTTGTGACTGAATCATTTATACCACCATCTAGCAGCGTTGACTTATTGGTATTGTCATACACATAGATCTTCGCTAAACCACCCACTATCCAGAACTCAGGTATTCCAAGAGTTAATTGAGTAAGCAGGTAGGGTGCGACCGGACACGTAGCCATGACTTCTGCGTAGCCAGGAAGCTTCCTTATGGAGCCTTCATCTGTCTTTACATTGTTGCCATCGCTCCAGACATTAGGTGGAAGCTGCCAGGGAGAAGTCTCCTTGACAATACCTACCTGTCCGACATTATCAATCGGGATTAGTGCCATTACTCTTCCACGTAGTCAGGATCGTTAGCCCAGCCAGCAGTTACACCACCAGCCTCATCGTAAGCCTTTATAGCATCCAGATCAGCCAACGCATCTATTGCTACTTCCTTATCGTTTGATTCGGTTCTGATTGCTGCTCTGTAGGTTTTCCAGTCTGCTGGCATTGCGGTTCCACCATCTGACTCTCTATGGGTCATCCAGTCTGAGCTGGAAAGTGTGGAAGATGCGATGCTCTTCACCTTTCCCTTCATGGACTTCTTCAGATCATCTACATTCTTTGCAGAAGACCCATAAGAGATAACCCATTCATTAGTGGCTGCATCAAAGTTGTACTCTTCACCGCTTGTATTGTAGTAGCGATGATCTGCAACCGATAATCGTGCAGGATGGAACCCAAGATTTGCCAGTTCCGCTTTAGAGAATTTGCGGAATATCTGTGGTGGGTAATCCACCCCATCTTTACTAATGGCTCTTGGTGTTTTTATTAGTCCATGACTTGGTGAATACCACATAATTTATTACCTTGCGTTTGAGTATTTGAATGGCGATTTAGCAAATGCCATATAGAGATAAGTGTCACCACTAGTATTTTCTTCACCACCAGAATTTCTTAATTTGACACCGTTGGATACAAAATCCAAATCATTTTCATCCATTTCTGCTGCAGTAGTATCAGCCCATAGAGTATTTTCCATTACGTTATAAGTATCTCTTTTATTATCCTTTAATCTCCAATGTCCAGTGCCAGTAGCAATCTCTTTCGTAAGTAAAAATGCAGGGCGAAAACCACAGTATAAAAATGGGCCATCCGTACTACTGTTTCCGCTGTACTTACCTACCTTTGAGTAACCTTCTATGCTTGCGAAGCAGTAAGCTATATAGTCAGATGAACCATCGTTCGTTCTGGATGTTCCGTCAGACAAAGTAAAGACAGATGAACCAATATATGGAGAATCAAGACCA